CTCCGCAATGGGGATCTATTTTTGTAGGCGTCAAACTCATCAGGGACATGTCGTTCCTGAGTTCATCAAAGATGTTATCTAAGGTAACTATCTCACCGTTGCGTATAGTGTAGGCTTTCCAATACCGCATCTCTTGCGCCGCACCTTCGTCATCACCAATGGGATGAACTTTTGTGAAATCTATATCTGAAGGAAGTAGATAACCATCGATCATGGTTAGAAACACGGGCTCGTTTTCATTAAGCATTAATGAGCATTCTCTGCTGGTGTTCATGCTTCTTACCAGCATGCCATCTACCAGAGAAACACTATTAGTTCTGATTTCGTCCTCGGTCCAGCCATCATCACCATTGCTTTCGTCATAGTGACTCACATATTTAAATCTTTCCTCAATCATAGGCCATTCTTTAGATGCGGCATGAGGAACAAATCTACCGTTTTCCTGTTTGAATATAAACATACCATAGCCACCGTCAGGTCCAATACCAGGGTGTTGATTGCCGAGCATTGAGATAATTGGATCCCAGATAGGCATATTGCCTCTGCTACCGTTGTAATACATGTCAGTGACCATGAGATACTTTGAGTAGTAACCGTCAGCGTATTGAGCTGGCTCTGAAGCAATAAAAGAATTTCTGGCTAAGTATAACTGATACTCATCTGACACATCGTATTGTGTGTCAGCTATGTATGTGAATGCGCGAGCCGGCCCTCTGTGTCCATTCATAAAGCGCTCATCCGGCGGCGCCACATAGGAATTGTCATATGACCCATATATTATATCAACGTCACCATTTTGTTTGTGGGCCACAGTGTTTGCGCCACCATAAGTTTGTAAGTCACCCAGATTATCAATGCGATAAGTGCCATCGCCGTTAGACATAACTGCCCTCTGTTGGACCTGCCAGGTAGTTAATTTTGGTTCGCCTGGTTCAGTTTTCGTTCTTGGGCGGCGGCCATCCTCCCCCATGCCAGCATAGACAATATCCAGATAACCATCACTATTGATATCTGCCACAGATCTTTTAGCACTAGTGGCGCCAACAGTGTTATAGGTTTGACCAGTAATCTCCTCATTACATAGCTCGTATTCACCCTCCTGTCGCTGACACATAAATGCTAGAGAATCGAAGGTATCGCTAAAAGCACCATTGTCTGTCCACTCACCGTTGTTACGCAATACCTCAACTTCGTTTCGCGTGTTTCTGTTATGTTCCAGCTTCACTAGAATATCCATGAGGCCATCACCATTAAAGTCTATGGCATCCATGGCTTTAACCCAGGGTTTACCCCAGCTAGCGAAATCTGGATATCGTTCTTTAGTGCCTTCAAAATCTACGGGCCATGCTTCTCTGGGAATCACAATATCCACTGGCCTTGCCCAATACTGGTTGCCGTCTGTGTTGCGCACTGGCTCTTGCACAACTGGTTCACTGGTAGATTGAGTATCGTCTGACACTTGTTTATTGCTACAGGTCAAATAATCAGTGCCGGGTTTTCTGACGCATTCGATAGTTTGCTTTAAAAGTTCAAATGTCTGCCAGGGATTGTATTGTTGTGCCCCAGATTCCATGCTACCAACTGTGGCGGCCGCTACCGCAACGCCCAATACTAATTTTTTCATTAAATTGTCCATACTCTTATTGATACAATACAACTATGATACTACAAGATCGTGGTCTTGTCAAGCGTGCAAGTTGTTGATAATATTAGAGTTTTAAATTAACTTATGACAATGTCTTCCATGCCTGCTGTCCTGAGGCGAGTGATATGGCCGATCTGCCACTGTTTGGTGTCAAGTCCCTTCATGATACCCAGGTACTTGTTTCTGAGCATACTGAACTGGTTACATAGTTCAGTCAGTGTGATCACGCTATCTTCACCGTCCACAAATTTGTCAGCGTCACGACTTGTGAGCTGTCTGTTATAGGACTCCAGATACTTGCGAAATACTTTACTGCGCTCTTTGCGTAGATTGATGTTAAGGTGCTCCAGGATTGCTTCTATCTCCTGGAGCTGGTTAAAACGTTGTTCAGTGATGCCTGGGAGGGCAGCCGAGAGTCGCTCCAGGCTGCCTTTTATACCACATTCGTATTTGGCTTCTTCGAGTTCATTCTCGAAGTAGTCAATACAAGGCACAATGTTCGATAAGTTATCAACTATCTTGTTGTACCAAGTACTCATGTGTTATTCCCATTCATCGTCTGTGTCGTCTGTGTCATCATCGTCATAGCCAAAATGGCCTACGATGGCCGCTTTCATGATCTTGTCAAACTCGTTGGCATCATCCACGATGTCCTCGATGTCTGATCCATCATCAAAACAGCGAAGCAGAGCCTCAGCAAGTTCTACACTGGCGTTTTTTGGTGCGTGTAGTTTTACTGTTTCCCATACTTCATGAAGTAGTGCTACTTCAGGACTCATCTGCGTATTCCTCTGTGACTGGTTCTAAATCAAGTTCAGTGGGGTCAACATCTTCAGGCTCAGTGCTGTCAACCATGGGATTTTGTCCCCACTCATCTATAATTACCTGAAGTTTGTCTGAAGTCCAGCCTTTTCTGAACTCTTTGATAACTTCACCGGTCACTGGAGATACATACGCCAGTTTGTTTCCTTCCTTGACTAGGATGCCGCGAGCTTCGCACATATCCATCAGGCCACTGAATGGATCCATGCCACGCTCATATGGAATCTTAATCTGCACTCCTTCAAAAGGCTTGCTGTAGCGGGTCTTCATTACTTTACAGGCTGAACGGATACCATGTACCTGTGAAGTTTTGTTTCCTGACTCATCTTCCTTGAGCTTGAGCTTCTTCATTGCCACAACAATACTTGATGCGTAAATAAAACCTTGTCCGCCTGAGATCTTGTCATCAGGGTCGAACATGTCTTGTGACGCATAGGTGTGATTGGTTGCTACAATTCCCACAGGGTAAGGCGCAAGTTGGTTAACCATGTTACGAACCAAACTTGTGAGTGCTTTGGGCTTACGGCCCATGTCACCCTTCATGTCACCCTTCTGGAACTGATCAACGTCAGTGGGCGTTAACAACATACCCAGGCTGTCAATCACAAACAAAACCTTGGGCATCTCTGAGTATTCCAGATCGCCGTACTTGGATTTGTAGTCTTTCATGAACTCACTCAATGTCTTGGCAACATCATCAATCATGCTCACAAGAATTTTAAGTAGTTTCTCAGGACTGGTGTCAACATCCAATGCCTGTAGCCAGTCCTCATCCAGAGCGTTCTCTGAATCAAACAGTACTACCTGACACCCAATGTCCTGAGCGTTTTTGACAATGTTACCCGAACAAATAAACGACTTACCTGAGCCGGACTCTCCGGCAAATACGCTTACCTTTCCCAAGGGGATACCCTTGTTAAAATCTCCTGAAATAAGATAGTTCAGGGTATGATTGCCTGTGCTAACCCAATCTTGTGGGTCATGGAACCCCGCACTGATGCCACTAATACTCTTAGTCACACCCGTGCGGAACTTACTTAGGTCAAATGGTTTTTGCATTGTTTACTCCTTATGCTTCTTTCTGACGGTTGCGAATCATGTTCAGAATGTCATCTGCTGATTGCTTACCCTCTGCGGCAGGCTCTGCTGGAGCAGGTGCTGGTGCCTCTGCTGGTGCCTCTGCCACTGGTGCTGGAGCTGGTGCTGGAGCTGGTGCTGGAGCGGGTGCTTCTGCCTGTGGTGCTGGAGCAGGCGCAGTTGCTACTGGAGCAGTAGTTTTCTGCTGTGCTGTCTGACCTGGTGCTGGTGCCGCTGTGGCTGGAACATCAATGCCATAGGGCTTGTAGAAGTTACCCCAACGCTCTGGATCATACAGTTCACCATCAACACTTGCCTCGAACATCTGGCTAATCACAGCATAATGCTCTGCTGTGGGACGGGCTGGCATGAAGTCTTTGAGATCATACAAGCCGTGTGCCTCAATGGCCGCCAGTTCAGTTTCGTCCAGTGCTCGTTCCTTACGCGCCCAAGAACTAGTAGTGTAGTCTGCGTGACCGTCACCCTTGGTAGTCTTGGTAAGTCTGAAGTCAGTGCCGTTCACATAGTCTGTGGGCAAATGCTCCATGTCAGGATCCATGAGTGCTGACTTAATGATCTGGAAAATCTGTGGACCAATAATAAAGCGTCGGATAGGATTCTCTGGAGTTTCTTCTTCCAGAGGGTTGTTGGTTACATAGCCCTGGAAGATGTATGAACGCTTCTTCCAGTACTTGCCAGCCTGTTGCTTGAGCGTGTCGTCCTTGTACCAGGGACGTACTTCAGTGAGTACAGGACAAGTGTCACCGTAAATCTCACCACAGGGTACCTGTACGGTCACTTTACGTTGCTCTGCTGGGCTGACACCTGCTACGCCTGGGAACTCCAAGCGAATAATGTTTCGCTCAGTCCAGAAGAATGTGTTGTCAGGATCACCATCAGGCAGGAAACGCATGGTTGCTGTAGAGCCTTCTGGGATGTTCCAGAAAGGGTACATTGCGTTATCGCCTTGGAATTTGGGTCTATTTGAGTCTTGCTTGGGCTCCATGGATTGGAGTTTTGCGCGGATTTCTGCTAAAGTTGCCATCGTTTTATGCCTCTTGTTTTATGCCAATGTGTGGGATTTTCTATCCCTATGCCATAGTATAATGCCTAGATCAGGATATGTCAAGTAAAAAACCTATTTTACTTCAGGGACTCTCTTGGATTCCCTCCTGAACAAATTTATTTATCAGAAGTCATAAAAAAGCCCGGCAAAACCGGGCTCTTTTAATCTGGGTAGTTTATGCTGGCAGTACGGCCATGTTTGCTATAAAATCAACATATGCTCGACCGTGATCGTATGCCTTGACAC